TGATTTAAGATACCACGTTTAAGCCCTTTTGGCAAAGCTAAGCCGTGGCATCAAAGTAATAGCTGCGGTATTTAGACTGCATCGCGAGGCAAAAGTCCATTCCGCCCACGAGGAGCGCGACCTGGATAAAAACGTCCTGATACTGGCTCTTAATCACTTGGCTTGACAGCCGGTCCAGGGCGTTGTCCCGTTTCTTGAAGTCCTCGGACGAGACCCAAGCCAGGGAAGCGCTGTAGATGACCGGCAGAAAAACTGCGCGGTGCTCCTGGTAAAACTTATTCTGGCTGACCTCGATGAGCAGGTTCATGTTTGCGCTCACCAGCTGCGAGGCAGTAATTTCCTGGTCCCGGTCGAAGAGGTCGTCTTGGACCTGGACCCACAAATAAAATGCCCGCATAAAGTTGTGGGCATCTTCGTTGCCGTTCGAAATTTCCTTCAGTGCTTCAAGAACAGTCACAGTATAAGATAGCACACTTTTTAGGCGAGCTTCTCTACGGCAACCTCAAAAATGAGCAAGGGGTTGCCCAGCTCATTCGAGTAAATGTTGACCGAGTCGAAACCGCCAGCGGTCTCATCGCAGGCCAGGGTCTGCGCGCCGTTACCGGTGTGCATGATTCCCACGCCTATATTAATCGAGCCGTAGTTCTGAATCATGCCGGTTAAAAGCTGAGCGACCGTGATGTCGAGGTTCTCGGTGCCTCCCTGCAGACTGGAAATTCCAATCGTATAGTTGGGACTGCCCTTGGTGATGTCCACATAAAGAAGACTACGACGCGGGACCACTCCGCCACCTCCACCAACAGCGTAAGCATTCATGCCCACACCGTCTGCGAGGTTGGTTGCTGCAGTGGTGATTGTCGCGACCACCTTCTTGCACGCAAAAATGTTGGACGCTGAAAAGGGGTAGTAGGGATAGTTTGCACCCAAGCTGGCAGTGCTAAATGTCAATGCGGATACGCACTCTATGCCCACGAAGTTGGTGGTGCTTGCATTTCCGAAAGGGGCCGAGGTTCCGGAGCACATACCGATGGCGAAGCCAGAACCGCCGGGAGTGTTCGCAGTCCCTGTGATTTGGTAGAGGACGCCGATGCGGACGTGCGTCCAGGTGCTGCCGATGGCGAGCTTGCGGACCCACTCCTCGTTGCCGAGCTGGAGCCCTACGTCTGGGGAGCCGCTGAAAGTTGTTGTGATGAATTGAGCCATAAATTAAACGAACCCGCCACCTAGACTAGTCCGTAGTGCCTGAGTGCGAGTGAAAAGGTTAGAGAAATTGGTAGAATTGAAACCCTTAACCAGAGTTAAAAACGACATACGACTTAAGCTAACGGCATTTGGCCCACCAAAGTTGTAAGCGAATACATACATAGTAGTCGCGGCTGGAAACGCCAACGCATCTGTAGCGGAGTCTGTGGAGCCGAGCTGCGCGAAAGCGTGACCGGAATTTGCAAAGTAAGCACGATGGTCCGTGGTAGACGTTCTGTTGGTCACATAGAACCCATTGCCTGGAGGTGTGGGGGCGATGTTGTTAACGGTGCTGTCGCCGTTCCGGTAAAATCCTTGGCGTGCCAGCAAGTGAGCTGTGCCTGACCCGACAATACCGAAGTCCACAGCGGTGTTGTCTTCCGTGAAGCAATACCACGCGACACCGCTTGTAAAGCTGGGCATGCTGGTTGACCCGACAACTCCAGTGTCCAGGTATTTCGACGAGCCGTTACCGACCAAACCATTCACGGTAAGGTCACCACCAACGAAGCTGTGGTTCGTCCACGGGTCAGAGCCCGCTCCGCGAATGAACGGAGTTATGGCTGCTGTCAAACTGTCGGGCACGAAGCAATTCATCGCGTTAATATTGGAAGCAACGATACCGTCCGACAGACACCCGTTCCAAAACGTGCGCAGAGCTGTGACTGTCGCACCCGCTGGAGCAGCTCCGCCATTGGTGACAACTCGGTTTGACCAGTCGGTTGCTCGGTCAATCAGAGTGTATGCGCTGTTGGAGTAGGTGAAACCGAGACAGGTAACAGCGCAGGTGTAAGTAGTGTAATCTCCAGAAATAGTGCCAGTGATGGTCATGGCCGACGTAGTGACGCCCGAGTATGCCCCGCCGTTCGTCATGGATACACCATTTTGGAACCATTGATAGGTTAGAGAGCTGCCAGCAGAGGTTGACGGTGTCGCGGTGAGGGTGACAGTTCCACCGAGGTCTACGAAGCCAGCCGAGCCGGTGACCGCGACAGAAAAGAATAAAACACCGTCTGTAATCCAGCCGTGGTCGCGAGGTAGGTTGTTTGTCAGAGTCGAGGTCTCGTAGTCCTCGTAAGCAATTTCGCCCGCGTAGGTGTATACGATGCCTGCGTCAGCCCAGCCGTCCGCGAAGTCCACCCCGCCGAGAGTCAGGGTCTCGTAGTCCTCGTAAGCCAGAAGCGGGAGGGCCGGTATGTCGTTAAGCAGATACCGTCGCGGTGCCCTGTGATGGAAGTTGACCTGTGACATTATGCGATGTTGTTAACAAAGCCGTCCACAGTGACGACGCTCGCCACCGAAGCATAGGCCTTAATCACCAAGCTATTTTGCAAAATCATTCCGTCGATGATGAGCGTGCGGCCAGTCCTCGGCGCCAGGGTAAGCCGGATAGCGTTGTCGGGCTCGGTCGTGCCGCCCCACAAAAAGGTAAGCTGCACCGAAGTGGGGTTGTCGTTATAAGCATAGAGCCAGACCTCGTCGTAGGCCGACGTGCCAGAGACAGCTGTGTGGATTGTGTCTGCGGCCCCGTTGGTCGTATGCACCACGAGGATTTGCTTCCCGTTCGTGCTGCCCGAGAGTTTCTGTTTTGTGAACGTGGCCATAAATTAGGAGAACACCTGGACCTGGAGAACGTCGGTGGTAGAAACCGGAGCTGTCCAGACGGTGTCGTAGTTAGTTCCGGAGTTCTTGGTCAAAACCTCTCCAGACGCGCCTCCAGCAGGAACCTCGTGAACATCCAGCCAAGACTCGTCGTAGTTAGTTCCAGAATTTTTCCTCAGTGCCTGACCGGTGGAACCACCAGCAGGAACCTCGTGGACATCCCTCCAAGACTCGTCGTAGTTCGTCCCAGAATTCTTACTTAGAACCTGAGCGGTCGAGCCGCCCGCAGGAACCTCGTGTGTGTCTCTCCAAACCTCGTCGTAGTTTGTTCCAGAGTTTTTGCTGAGAACCTGAGCAGTCGAGCCTCCCGCTGGAACCTCGTGGACATCCTGCCAGCTGTCATCGAAATTTGTCGAAGAATTCTTACGCAGTGCCTGACCAATCGTGCCTCCGGTAGGGACCCCCGTCGCAGCTGCTTGCCAGCTCGCATCGTAATCCGTAGAAGAGTTTTTGGTCAGGACCTCCCCGGTTGTGCCGCCAGCAGTAAGCTGGTGTATGGTCTGCCAGCTGGCATCGCCATCCGTAGAAGAATTTTTCTCTAACACTTGGCCGGTTGTGCCGCCGTTAGGGAGCGAACTGCCAGTAGACAGAGAGCGAAGGAAACGCTCAATCTGCCGAACGGTCTGCTCGGCTTGGCGGGTCCATAGAGAAACGCTCTGCTGATACTCCGGAAGGCTGAGTGAGCCGAGCTTCGGGGTGGGCGGCAGAATAATATTTCCGAGCAGGGCACTCATTAGTAGGTCCCTCCGGGTCGGCAATGAATTTCAAAACTGGAAACAGCCCACTCAACGTCAGCGTCCTGAGAGAACATGCGGAGCCTTAGATAACGACCGGCCCCGCCGGGGTTGACTCTAACGACGTCGCTGGTGTTGCCGGACACGCTCACGGGGAACGGGTCGGTAAATAAGATGCTGTCTTCCGGAGCGCCCAGTCCTGCGCGCTGCCCAACCTGGAGATAGAGAGTGCGAGTCTGGTTCGTCGAAGACGAAACCTCTAAACCGATAACGACCACATCGACATATTTCCAAATGTCGGGCTCTCCCAGGTCGAAGTCCATTGTCTCGGACAGACACTTGTAACCTCTGCCGTTTCGATTAAAGGTGTTGCCGAAGCCCCACACGACAATTTCTCCATCACCGAAGCCTAACAGAAGAACTCGGTCGGTGCTTGAGCCAGCGAAGTCGAGCCAGTCGAGTGTCGGGTCCATAGTGTCCCAGGTCAGAGACTCGGGGAGAGAATCCCACGGAGGGTCGACCGAGAAATCAACATCGGAAGCTGCGGTGATGCCTCGGAGCAAGCTGTCGTAGGAGTCGAAGCTGCAAGTGTCCTCGACGTAATTCCAAATGAGAGTCTTCTGCCCACCGGCGATAGGGTAGGAAACCCAGACCTCGTGCCGGATTTCTTTATGCACCATGACGATTTCGTGCAGGCGAGTGCGGTCAATTTCTTTCAACACCTGCCGCGTGACTTGAGTAGCAATAGGCTGAGGTGAAGGCCCGCCGGTATAGAGATAGAGCTCTTTGTGGCCGAGGAAAACGATTCGACCGTCACCGAGATTCAGAACGGCAGTGCGAGAGAGCGCGCCCTCGTCGCTCAGCTCGGGATGGATGAAGAACGTCCCGGACTGGAGGCCGACATACTGGACTGACTGAACCGAACGCTCTTTAAAAATGTAAGCGTAGTCGCCCATCGCAACAATTTTAAAAATCTTTCCGTTCATCTTCGAGCCGACTACCCGGGTCTCCCCGGCTTCGTTCGCATCGACCGTGAAGAGCTGCTGACCGGAAGCGATAGTCAGACCAGTGGTTGTGTGTCCGGTCAAGTCTTGAAGACGAGCGGTGATGACATTGGGTCCGGTCGAGACTGCAGTGACCTGATAGTAGTTGTAAAACTGGTTGCTGGTTCCGGAGCCCCGGTTGTCCTGAACAAAAATAAACTGCCCCACGACGATGCCAGCAGCGACTGGGTCCGTGGTAACCGGAATGGCTACGGTCGCGCCAGTGGCCGGTTGCACATAGCCGGGAGCGTCAATGATGAACACTGCAGAAGAAGCAGTCAGCGCAACCGGAATCCAGTTTGTGTAGTCATCCTTGTCTGACCACTTGAGACGGTCATCCTTCCACAGAAGGGCGTGGCCGAAGAAAGCTTCAACACCGTCCCACTGCGAATCCGCTGACGGTAGTCCCGGAATCTTTTGGCAGACGTTGGGGAGAGGGACGGTCCAATACTGCGCTGGGTTGTCGTGTTGCGCCAGGAGAATGGTGTCGAAAAAGTCTGTAGCTGTCCAAGGGTAACCCGTGGTCGGTGCGGAGCCGGTGAATAGATTTGTTGGGGTGAGGAAGAACACCCCGCCAGTGAAAGAGCGGTCGAGAGAATCTACCAGACCACCGTGAGCTCCGATGAGCGGAATGGGCACGGAGCCGATGAGGTTACCCTGATACAAAAGAGAATAGGCCCCTGCGCTGAACGGGAAGTCGAGACCGCTACCTGCATTGTAGAGAGTCGTCAGCTCACCTGTGCTGAGTGCGCGCTGCCATGCAGAGAGCGAGTCAACCGCGAGCTGCTGGGTGCCGCTGAACGGAGAACTGCCTCCGAACACCTGCACCTGCTGCGGACCAGCGGCACCGAGGAGGGTCCCGGTCAACGGGGAAGCGTCGACCACGTTGTTGATGTAAAGATTGATTGTGCCCCCGGCGACAGACGAGTCATAGGTAAGAACGGCGAAGAACCACGAGCCCACCGGAACCGTCGAGGCCCAGGTTTGCGTGATAAATCCCGTGGTCGGATTAGACTTGAACAGGGTCGACACGAACGAGCCGCTGCTGACAGACAGAGTGGCTCCCGGCCAGGAGAACATTAGAGTAGTAAGGCTCGTAGAGGCGATGTTGAACCAGCCCGATACAGTGAAGCTCGCGTTCGCCATCTGAATCAGAGGCGTGGACGTGGTATTGAGCAAATACGGAATAGCTATAGGGTTGGTCGGGTGAGCGATAGCACTAACCTGGGCGGCTTTACTGATTTTGCCGGTGACCTGAAGCAAGGTGGGGTTAGGTCCAGGCTGAGTATACGTCAGGTCGTAAGAATTAATCGAGGAGTCGAGACGGTTGCCGCTGGCCTCTTCCATGCGCCAGTGCGCGAGGATGCCGGTGACTATAGAGCCTACCTGGGCCTGGGTGTAGCCGGGGGCGTTCCTGATTACTCCGTCCTCGTAGCGGACATTCTGCGCGTCCGTAGCGGTGCGCTGCATGTCGCCTTGGCGAAACATGTCTGCGGACTCGCGAGGAAATCGTGTGACTAGTCCACGCGACGGAGCCCGGACTCGGACGCTGATTGGGTCTGCCCTTCTCATTATAGTCTGATGATGAAGTTAAGCCCGATGGACGGCTGCAAGTTTGTGTGGGCCTGGGCAGCATCTGCGGCCCCGCCATGAACACCACCGGTTACAGTCCCGCCGCGTTCGTTGTTGCCTCCGCTCTGAAAGTTACTTCCAGCAACCAGCGCAAAGCCTACGAGGTCGTGGGTGTGAGCCGCAACGCCGCTCTCTGCTCCGGTCAGTTTGTGAGTAGCTACACCGTCCGTTACGCCGAGGGCAGAGATTGTCGGAGTTCGAGCCGCTCCACCGTCGACACCGACAGCGACACGACCTCGACGGTCCGGGACATTAAAGTGACTTGCGCCCCCAGAATTTCCGAAGGTCGTTCCGATTAGTGCGAAGAGCGCGGCGTATGTCGGGTCAGTCCCGTCGTAGTTGGCTCCATCACACAGAACGAAATTGGTGGGAGCTGCAGAACCTGAAAACTCCAGAATAACCCCTGTCGGAACCTGGAGCACCGGGGCAACGTCCGAAGCCAGCTTAGCTAGTGTGACGGTCGCGTCGACCAGAGCCGCGCCGGTCACCACGTTGTTCTTGAAAGTTCCATCGTCATTCAGAAAAGGGCTGAAGATGGTATTGAGAGCCGTCCTGACAGCTCGAATCGCTGCGGCCCCGAGTTTTACTGGGTCTGTGTCAGCTGGAATTGAGTCGGGAAAAAGAGCCATAATTTTACATCCTATTTTCTCTGCCGGTTGTGTCTTTGTAAGCGTCCTGGCGCATAGCAACTCCGAACTGCTCTCCGAAGAGCTGCTCGGTCTGACCAGCGGCTGGGTCGTTGATTCGGTTGAAAGCTTTTGTCTTCGCCTTGAGCTCGACCATTTCAGGATACTGAATCATGAACTGGTTCACGTCGTTGTCGTTCACGAGGTCGGGCAGAAATCTGTAGTAGCGGACATTGAAGACCAAGTCCTGCGTGCCGGGGATGACGATGTTGAGGGTCTTGACCTGCGTGCCGAAAGTGGTGAAGTCGCTCTCCTCGGTGAGGAACACCGACATAAGAGGGAACATCGTGATGTCGAAGTTCCAGGCGGAGCGCACCTGCTCGGACTCGGTGACGACATTGACCGGCTTGGCGACAGCTCCACCAGGGACGGCAGGGTCTTGAATCGCCAGGGTGACTGCGGGCCGGACGTTCTGGAGCTCCTTGTAGTCAGCTGGGAGCGCGACAGAAGTCTGACCGGCGAGAAGTGTGACCGTAGCCCGGGTCCGCATGAAGGACCACGAGCGGCGATTTTGGATTTCGCGGAGAGCGGCGTTAACGAATCCGTCGTAGGACAAATCGTTGCGGAGAACACCTTGCTTTACCGCTGCCTGCATGTCAGCGAAGTTCATACTCTACTATAACGCAAAAAACCGAGAAGCGCTACTTGCATAGCACCTCTCGGCGATGAAAACTGTCTTCAGAGGCGCGAGGCCCTTAATGGAGGTCCGAGGGACCCCGCTTCACGGAATTCTCTTTCTCGATTGCTTCGACGGCTTTCTTGTCAGGGATACCGTCCAGGACTTTCGAGGCATAGGTTTCGTGGTCGAGGCCAGATTTTACATCTGCCTTCGCGAACGTGGGCTTAACATTGTCGGCCATAATTTTCTCTCCTACTTTGCTGGGACTTCCACCACACCATAACCGGCGGGCAGCTGTCTCAAATTTTCTGCTAACTTTGCGTCTTCGGTGACTACTTCAGAAGTCGGACTAAAGGTCCGGTCCTGCCGATGTCTAAGAGGGAAGGTATACACCGTCCCGTCCTTGAAAACAAGCTCCTGTCCTACACAGTGCAGCTTTGCAAACTTCCACCGAGGCTTCACCTCGGCGACTGGTGGGCTAACCAGCTCTGTTCTTTCTGGAGAGGCTGGGGTCGCCAGCTTCTCCGCCCTTACAATTCTCTTAGCCTCCATTGGGCTTAGGTGATTTTCTGCAGCGACTGCGCGTAGCCGAAGGCATTCGCGAAGCGGAGCTTCAGACCGAGCTTAGCCCGGAACTGCTCCTTGTAGCTGTCCTGGCCCGGGGTCTGGATGTTGGGCTCCAGGAACAAGGGCTCCATCGTCTTCTGCATGACGTGCGCCAAGTCCACAACGAACATCCAGTCGACGAAGGTCGGGATTTCTTTGAGGAGCGGGTGGAACGCGAGGTCGAGCTCACCGAAGGGAGTGTTGACCACGGTGATGTTCATACCGAACACAGTTTCCTGGTTCATGATACGGAACCCGTTGGCCGCGCTGTTGGCGAAGGTGCTGAACACGCTGTAAGCGGTCGGGCCGCAGAGAGCGAGTTTCGCGTCCGAGCCGACAGTCATGAACGAGTTCAACCAAGCGTTGACGTTCGCGAGCGAGGTGCCCGAGCCGCCGTTACCGTTGAGCGCGTTGACCGTGAGGCCAGCAGCGTCGACTGCATTCTTGATGCCGCCGGTGAAATACTCGTAGCCGCCGGAAGCGCCGGTTGCGCGCCGTTTCAGGCCGAGCAAGAAGCTGCCTTCGATGTCCTTCGAAATGCGTTCGAGGGCCTGGATGCGCCGAGCCTTCAGAGGACCGGCTTGGTCGGAGCGGAGCTTGTTCGCTTTGAAAGCGTTCGAGAGCTCGATGACCGAGTTGAAAGTCTGCACGTAGTTCGTGAGAACCGTGGGCTCTTCGTAGGAACCGCGAGAAGGAACCACGCCTTCCTCTTTACCAGCGGTGACGATGCTCCAGGTGTCGTCGATGTTGATGACGGTCGCACCGGTCGGCGCGGCGTCAATCGACCGAGCCACGGTGACCGTGTTGGTCGTCGGGGTCGCGGTCACTTCGATATACTCGCCGGTCCGCGCATTGCGCAGAATGTGACCCTGAATGAGGTAGGGCCAAGCATCGACCGAGGAGCCGGAAGCGGCTGAAAAAACGATTGTGCCAGAAACGCCCTGAGAGACAGGGGGAGTGGCGTTTGCGCCGGACGTATGGTCGGCGAAGATTTCCCGCTTCACTGGGTCGCGTTCGAACCAGTTGAATTCGGTGTTTTCGGCGGGCTCGGCTTTCAACCGGGACATCAGCCCGAACAGCGTTGAACCGGCATTCATGCCTTTGCTGTTACGGACCAAGATGCTCTCCTGGTATTCACCGACGAGGTCGCCCTTATTGTCCAACGAATTGCTTACGTTGGTTTGAGAAAGTAATCCTGCTACTGCGCTCATGAGTTATGTCCCCTTGTTAGGTTGTTTCGATTGGACGAAGGTCGTCCTTACACTGGAAGAATAGCCTGATTAAAACGCATTGGCAAATGGTTGGGATTTTATGTCTGCAGAAAATGGTTTTGAATCTGGGCAAAAAGAAGCCCCGCAGGCGAAGGTTAACCTGCGGGGTTGTGATGATGACCGGAGCGGGAGCTCCGTCTTTGCGACTAGTCTTGCAAATCTTTGGCGACTGACTTGTGGAAGTCGGGCGTAGAGCCAGCTGCGATAGCAGCCGGTGAATTTCCAGAAGGAGCTTGAACCCGAGGCTTAGCGGGCGCGGCGGCAGCGGGCGCGGCAGCAGCTGCGGGAACGACTGCGGCGGGCGCGGCAGCAGCGGCAGCAGCTACATCGCGGGCGGCTTTCTCTCTCCAGGTGTCGGTAGCAGTGGGGAACCACCGCTTGTATTCGGTCTGCAGCATGGAGTCGACTTGCGCGGCGACTTCCTTGCTGAACTGGTCCTGAGACATCGCGGCGACTTGCTGCGGGAACTGCGCTTCGAGGCCTTGCGCGATTTCTCGAACGAGGCCCATGTGCGGCTTGAGGTCCGGGAAGGCTGAGCTGAATTGCGTCTCAGCTGCAACGCGAGCGATGTCCTGGTGGTTGGTTAGGAGCGGCGTCAGTGTGGTCTGCAGATTCTGAATCATCGGCTCCAGGTCTTCATACATCGACTTGCGAGCGAGGAGCGCCGTGCGTGCAGAAACTGTTGCGAGCTTCTGGCCGAAGAGTTCGACAGCACCTTTGCCGCCGGACAGGATGGTTTCCATTTCGTCTTCGGTGACGGGGAAGCTGATGGCTTCTTTCTTGATGAAGCTGTCGACCCAGGCCTGCTCGCGCTGTGCGACATCGGCCTTCGAGGCAGCGATTTCCTCGGGAGTGGGTTGGCGCTGAGCAGCAGGAGCTGCGGGTGCGGCTGCGGGCTTCGGAGCGGGCGCGGGAGCCGCCGGTTTCGCAACCAGGGCTTCGAGCTCTTTGACGGTGTATTCCTTGTCCCCGATTTTGATTTTCTCGGGCGCGGCAGGCACGGCGGGTTTTGCAGGAGCCGCCGGGGTAGCCGGTTCGGCAGCAGCTGCTGGCTTCGGCTTCGAGGCGGGAACGGTCTCGGTGGGCTCTGCAGGTTTCGCCGGTTCCGCTGGCTTCGAAGGTTTCGGGTCCAGAGAAGTTTCCAGTCCGAGCGCGCTGGCCGGGACGGTTAACTTAGCGGGAGGTTCAGGAATTCCAACGGGGAGATTCGGTGTAGCAGCGGGTGTTGGTGTAACCGCTGCGGGCGTTTCGAGTGTAGCTGCGTCAGCCATATTATTTTTCCTTCAGTTTGTTGATAAGTTCGGACATTGCGGGTGCGACTGTCGTTCGGGCGAGGAATTCTCTGCTCCTGCGAGCTTCTGCAATTTCTCCTTGGACCCTTGCGAGCCCCTCGGGCGTAACATTCTCAAGCGAACGAACCAATTCGGCGATTCGCTGGTCGAAGTGTGCCAGGAGAAACGAGTTGATTGATGAGTCACGAAAAACGCACCAGCGTGATTCGACCTCATTCTTAATGCCTTCAAGATGAAACCTCGTTTCCACTTACACAATAGTATAGCCCAACAACTCTTTAATTGTCAAACTGCACAGAAGGTGCCGCCCCAAGGCGGAGTCCAGGGCGGGTTCGGGGTAGGGTGATACGGATACGGGTAAGGGCTGATAGGTTGCCAAGGATTTACCGGCAAAGGTGCCGGGACGTTGACGTAGTGCGAAGAGCACGGGCAAGTTTTCTCGTGAGGAGAAACCCCTGCGCCACACTTTGGACAAATCCAACCTTCGCTCATGTGTTAGACGGCTTCGGCTGCGGAGCCGCAACGCGAGGAAGCGTTACCGGCGGGAGCTCGGGCGCGGAGATACCCTGCGGTGCCGGTCCAGGTGCTTGAGCCGCCGGTTGAACCGGGAGAGCCGGTGCGCCAGCCATGTCGGGACTGCCTGCAGGACCAGCAGGTGTTCCGCCGGGAGGCCCACCAGGAGCCCCACCCTGTGCAGCTGCGAGCTGGTCTGGAGTGTAGACGAAATTCTCGACAGAGACACCGGACGCTTTCGCGGCAGCGAAGATAAGCAGGCGTGGGTCAAGGTTGCCAGGAGCCGGTTGAAACACCTGCGGAAACGCTGTCGCCGCTTCGAGCAGACGAGTAATAGCTGCGACCTTGCGACCGTCAGGCCCAGGTAGCGCGCCGTCGTGCGCGATGAAATCGAATTCGCCTTCGATTGTGTCTCGGGAAATGTTGATGGCGTAAGCATTCGATAGAGCTGGAGGTAAGTTTTCGACGTTGTTCGATTTGAATTTAACCATCTGCCCTTCGTTCATGAACTGTTGAAAGTTCGAAACGAATTGCTTGGTCTGAGGCACGAGGCCCTGGACAGAGAGGAGACGAGCAAGCGCAGTCATGCGTCCGGCACTCATCTGCTGGGTGCCTGCATATTCGGTCGCGCTCTGGTCACCAGAAGGTGTAACCCCCTGCATGTTGGAGTTTGCTGCGGTGACGGACTCGGACCACTTTACGAAGTCCATCGCTTCCTCTAAAAAGTTTTCGGTAAGGTCCTTGATGGGGACCTGCGTGAATACGTCGCTGATTTTCTTCCCGGCGGCTTCGGGGCGCAGAGAAATGAGCAGCCCTTCCTTGTCGGGGTTCATGAAGTCGGAGACGTCCACACAGGCGGGGTCGTAAACGAAGATGTTGCCCACGGTCCGGCTGAGTGCTTCCTGGTGCCGGTTCTTCAACCAGTCGACATAGTCCTGGATGCCTTTCAGCATGAACACCCAGCCAGGAGAAAATTGGAAGTGTGCGTTCGGTCGGCCCTCGGCCACGGAGTAGGGATACATGCCGTGGGCGTAAGTCGACTCGGTCATCGAGAGGAGGACGTCACCACCAGAAATAAGAATCTGGAAAATTACAGGCTCGTCACCCACGTCATCAGCGTAAATCTCGTTGTCGCGAGGCACGAGTCGCACCCACAGCTCCCAACATTCAACGTTCCCAGTGTCGTTCTTGTCGGCTTGAGACGCGCCTGTAGGCTGTAATGCACGGGTGCGCTCATACGCAGTGCGCGAGAGGCGAATCTCTGCAGGGTTAGGAAGAACGCCAGGAAGAGAGGGAACAGCGGCGTCAGCTTGCGCGACACCTTTCTTGGCCTTCTCGACGAGTTCGGTGACTGCGGATGGTAGAACATATTGTGGATGGTCTGGAGAAAGTTTTGCGCGCCTGCGGAGCTCGGTCACGGGAATGACTGTGCGGTGACCGGCGAAGCGCATTTCCTGCATACGCCAGAGAGGAAGAGCGGGGTCGCAAATCCAGTCGTAGGGAGAGACGAGCTCCATGTTATTGTAGCCGCCGATTTCGACGTTAGTCCTGCGAGTGCGCGGATAGGTCTTCGGCTTCGTCTCACCGGTCGTAGGGTCGGTCTCGGTTTCGTCGGGAATGGGCACGTCTTCCTGCACCATCTGCGGTCGGAAAATCGGCCTCCAAGAATTGTAGAAGATGCCACGGTTAACCGCGAGAGCGTCTTTCGTCCAGAGATAGCCCATCTGATACGAGCCCCCTGGTTGCTGTTCGGAGTTCCAGCGAAGGAGCTGGTTCACAAACTCAGCAGGAATTTCGTCCTGTGGTCGTCGGCCTTCCACTGCATTGGGCGTAGACTGACCGAACAGAACCTGCGAGACGTAAGTCGTCATCGTCTCGATTTGAGTCGAGGTCATCGGCAGAATGTAACGCTTCGGACTGCCACGCTCCAGGGCGTCCATGTCCTTCTTCGTGAGAGGGGCGTAGACGTTCAGGATGTCGTAAGCGACGTCGAATTCATTTGACCAATACGCGAGTGCGTCTCGGCCCAGGCGCAAGTAATCCTTTGCGAGCTTGACCATCTTCGCCCGAAAATCCTTGTCCTTCTCAATCCGCCTTGCGAGTAGTAAGTCCATATTTTAGTGAAAAGAACTGAGTGGCAATCCTGAACCGGCGTTCCATAAACGCTTCAATTCCGAATCAGACAGAACCCTGTTCCAAAATCCAGTTTCATCCAACCAACCCCAGTGAGCAGAAGCGTAGGCCGCAGTGTTGCCCAGAACAAAGTCAGAGGTGGTTCCGAGAATGTTGGTGCAAGGCACAGTCAGGGTAACGACTGGGCCGGTATTGACTACCTTCAGGAACCCGAGTTGGTGAACGGCATCGTAGCCGTAGGCATAAAAGCGCCAAGCGGACGCGAAGTTCCTAAAGCTGCCGCCAGCCCCTGCGAAGCCGTCGATGTTCTTCTGCGTTGTTCCGTTTTCAATAAACGAAGCCCAGACGTAGAAAAAGGTGTCGGCGCTTTGGGCAGTGTAGACTGTGAACTCCTGCGAGCCAATCACAGACCCCCACTTTCCACCCATCGTCCTGTTATTGCTTCCGCTACCTGCCGCGTTTGTCCAGCCAGCTATTGTAAATGATTTTCCCGCCCCCATTTTTAATTCAGCATTGTCAGCAACCCATAGGGCACCGTTGGTAGTGGTTCCAGCCTCTCCAAAGTGACCGGCACTGAGGTTAATTATTCCGGCTGCACTTGAGAGGTCGCCGGTCTTGTCGGCGAGAGGGTGCGAGCCGAAAGAATCTGCGCGCGCTCCTGGCCCTACCTCGTCTAACTTCCAGTAGGAGATAAGCCCTCTCAGAAGAGAGCCACCAGCTAAGAAAGGTAAATCGTGAATTCCTAGTGTGAGCATATTACGGTTGAGCCGCGTAAACCGCGACGATGTCGGTTTCAGCGGTGCCGTAACAGGTGAGCGATAGCACCGCAATTTTCCCACTCGCGAGGAGGATACCTGTGGAGTAATCGGACCCGAGCCATTTCCAACTCGCGTTGAAGGCGAGCGTTCGGTCGGCGCCGTTCGAGTCGATGCGGATGCTCTTGAAGAGACCGTTCGCTCGATTTGCAGTGCTAAAGGTCGGGTCGCCGGTCAGCACCACTTTGTCGAACTCTTTACCTGGGGTCAAGTCGATAGCGATTGCACCGGTCGTGGTCGTTTCAGTTCCGCTTCCAAGAATATTGGTAAAGCTCGCGTCAAAGTCAGTGCCGGAATTTTTCTTAACGACCTGACCAACCGTGCCTCCAGTTGGAAGGCTGCTGCTGGCAGTATTCGTTCGAAGGATTTCCTCGATGCGGTCAAACTCTGCATCCGCCTGCAGGCCGAAGAAAACTCCGGTGATTGCGACCGTGGTGTTGACGTTGATGTTGACCTGGGAAAAATCGCCCTGGTCGGCTTCGAGATAGATGGTGTGGGAGCCGCTGACATACGCGCCCTTGATGGGGTCGGTGTCGAGGACGTTCGGGTGCAAGAAGACGCGCCGGACTCTATTCCAACCGGCATTGAGCTGGACCGCTTCAGACAGAATGTCAGCAGCGAGGGTGCCGCCAGCGTAGACATTGCTTTTCGCGATGCGAACACCGAAGGTCCCGGCGACAGACGAGTAGGCGAAAAAGTTGAGCTCGACGATTTGATTCGACAGAGCCTTCGGCGAAGCGTTCACAACCTGAGTGACCTGAGCGAAGCCGGTTCGTGCAACGCCAGGGGCGCGCAGCGGGCCGGACTCCAGGTCGATAAGCAGAAGAGAATCACCGATGACTTCCGCAGGGGGCTCGGTCACTTTGCTCGCGGCAACTGCGGCGGCAACGCCGATGTTGCGGATGCGAATGTATTTGTTCGTCCCGACATCGGTCTCGTCCACGTTGAGTGCCCAGGAGCCGACAAGGTCTGTCGAGGTTGCGACTGTGCCCGCGCCGTTACCGACTTTGACGTCGACGGAGCCGGTGCGAAAATCGCCTGTTGAAAGTAAGTTTCTCATAAAAGTCCTTTAGTCTCTGGAGAAGCCCCAGACGAATTGTAGTGCGCCGACAGCGTAAGTCGGGGTTGAGCCGGTTGAGGCGATGACAGCAGCGTAGAGGTTGTTGCCGCCAGAAGATTTCAAAGAGGTTCGAAGATTCGATTTCACGGCGACAGCCTCGCTGGCAACCGTGACGTAGTCGCCGGTCGCGATAGACACGCGAGCGATGACCTTGAGGTCGTCCGTCGAAAAGACGAAGGCGGAATTGTCGGTGATGGTCGCAGCGGCTGGGCTCGATTCGAAAATCAAAACGTCGAGAGCGACTTTTTGGTTGGACTTGTCGAGCAGCACGAGAGACTCCAGAAGACCGCTACCGTTCGGGGTAAGCGCGCCTGTGAGAGTCTGGGCCGGTCCGACAGAGTCACCGACAGAATACGGGGTCGTGGTGATGACCGGCACGACTTTGATGACGGTCTGGGTCTTGGTGAACTTGGAAAGAATTCCTTTGAGTAGTGCAACCACTGACCAGGACGAGGTGGTGTCCGTCGCGGCAGCGTCAGCTAACGCACCTTGCGTTACGTCTGCGCCGTCGAGAACGGTTTCCGCCATTGTCCCGATGGTGATGTCACTCGGGTTTGTGACCTCTACTTTTAAAATTACGTCCTGCATAAATTATTGTCCTGGTTGACCAGCGTTCTGAGCCTTGCCCGCATTGATGGCAGAAATTACTTTCACGACTGGCCCGGGCGAGCCGTCCGGCTTATTGAGGTGCATCAGAATCGAGCCGTCTTCCTGAGTCACTGCCGTGTATTGCGGCAAAACATTCTGCGGCCCGGGCGGCAACAGTCCAGGCTGGCCCGGATTGCTTACGGGGGTAGCCTGCTGAATTGCAGCTGCGAGATTCGGAGCGATAGTGCCTCGGCCTTTGATTGCGCCGATTGCGTCAGACACTTGACCACCACCAGGAACGGCGGAAGGCATCGTGCCGGGACCGGTCCCGGAGCCGAGATAATTAAGGGCCATAGATTAGTCCTCCAGGTCTTTCGCACTTGCACCAGGGGCTGGCTTGTTTTCTTTCGTGGGGCGCTTATACCCCAAAATCTTTTCCTCGCCTTCGTCACTACCCTCGCTGGCTTCCTCGTCAGGCTTTTCAACCTGCTCTTCGGACTCTTGAGCGGGGGTCTCGCTGTTCTCTTCCTCGGCGGAGCCCTCGGGGGCAACGGGGCCGGTCGCTTCGAGGCGGATGCTCGGGCCGGAATTCTCGTCGTGGGATTTCGAAACGACTTTGAAATCTCCGGAGATTCGGCAGGTGTGGCCCACGTCGTAATCCATGAAGGGTGCGGCTTGGTCCCCGTCGAGCATGAGCGACGGCTTGATTTCGGGCATTTCGGGTGCAGACGGTGTTTCGGGCATAAAAAATTCTCCTTAACTCAATATACGCAGGTTTCCAGATTCTGGCAACCTTAGTAATAACGTTTAGCGCGGTTTGGGGTCGGCTTCACGTCAAGCGGTCCAGTTAAACCCTTTTTTTCCTCGACCTCGGCGCGGATAAGTTTCAAGCAGTTGAACTTGCCGTAGCGCGAGGCGTCCGCGATATGGTCGAAGTTGCCGCCGGACGGTCCCTTGAGCGGCTCGTCTCCGCCGAAGCCCGCCTCACCCTCGACAGGATACCGGTAGCCGCCCAGGCTCGCGACGTAAAGCATCGGGCAGCACTCCTTGTCGATTTGATAAATGTGGTTGCCCCACGAGTCTTTCTTTTCGAGGAGCCGGTTGTAGACGGCGATTGACTCCGAGAGACCCATCCGCATGAAGCCAGGATAAATTTCGTAGGTGCTCAGCACTTTGATGTTGGAGCCGAGAGAGGTCTTGGCGTTGCCCGCTGGGTCACAATAATCTTTTACACCGTTGCAGACGGCTCGGTCGTTCCAGAAAGGGAAAACCGTGTTCGTGATTTCGAGGACAGATTTACACTGCCGGTCGGTGTCGGACTGCATCGAAAACTGTTCCGCGAGGTCCCACCAATACTCGTCATTGCCCACGGTCCAGTAGGCGGAGAAGACACACGAGTTGGTCGCACCGAAGTCCCACGAGCGAATCAGATACGCACCCTTGGGCCACGGCAAATCTTTTTTCGAGTGCGGTTCCTCGAAGGCGTAGAACACAGGTGTGCCGTTGAAGGCCTCGGCATATTCTCCGAGCACCATCCGCTTATACATCGCAGCGTTCTTGCGGTATTGCCGCTCCAGGTCCTGGACGTAGTTGGGAGGAAGGTTGTGCGCGTTTTCTTT